ATGACGGCCCAAAGACGCCCTCGACCATTAACTTATTGGATTTCGCATCATCTAATGTTCCCGTGACTCCGATGCGAACTGGGCAATTTGGCACTTTTTCCATAATTCCACGCAACGAGTCTGCTCTGTATAGATGGCATTCATCACCAAACACGGTGGTGTATCGGACGAACCATGATTCCGGCTGCTTGAAAATAGATTGCCACGTGGAGACCACCACAGGCTTATCAGTCTGTTTCGGTATTCCTCCACGAATAGAATGTACATGCTGCTCGACATTTGTCCATCCGTAATCTTTCCAATCTTGTACCATCTGCGACACTAATGAGATAGTAGGCACAATCAACAAAATGGGCCCGTGCGACATACGAGCACGAACAAGATAATACAGAATCAGACTTTTTCCTGAAGCCGTCGGTGAGATAAGCACGCATCGTTGACGATGTAACCCGTGAGTAATCGCGACTTGCTGATAATCACGAATATCCAATGGAACGGGATATTGTTTAATCAGTGCGGTAGTATCGAGGCCCGACCATTCACTTGTATTGTGCGGAATACGATTCTCAACGGTATAGCCCCGTTTCTTGGCCCACCCGTCAATCTTTACGGACAACCCCGCGTAAATGGTTTTGGATACACGATTAAACAGACGAATTTTCCCATCCCAGTTTCGTTTACGATAGATGGACATGTATTGCGCGGAGGGAACAACAAAAGAGAATTCGTCCGACAGTTCTCGTTCAATCGCTTCGTCCGCCCAGACATGAATAAATGCCTGGTTTAACGGCGCCAAAATAATATCGGCCACGTTAATCTACCCATTGATAAATCGCGTTGCGGCCAGTTGTATCAAAGATATTCGGATTCGACAGCAGGGCGCGTCGATAGGGCGTCCAACTAATTCCACGGCCCCATTGTAACTCTTTTATGATGGACGCTTTTGTCATAGATTTTCTCGCGCGAATGAGGTGAGCAATTTGCCCCGACGTGTTACTGTGTCGAACCGCGACACTATTTGACAACGCAGTAATATACTCACTCAACGATTCCATACGAGATTCGGTATCTAATCGACGGGCTTGCGCGAGAGCTTCTGTTGCGCGATCATTACGATACGATTCATCATCCAAATATCGATGAAGCAACTTCAGTGCGGATGACCAATCACTAAACACATCTGCGGTAGGATGCAGTTCCTTATAGTAATCTGCGTCATAAAAAACAAAGGGGCATCCATTCATCAATCCATCTGTTACAGACAAACTCCATCCTGCGTAAGTCTGTCGTGGTGCAACTCCCACTCTACACAGGCGCAACTGATTATAGTATTCCGTTTTATTAAACTCACCCGTAGTAATCCACGGCTCAGGTGACGTGTCTAATAATGGAATCCAAACAGTGAAATCTTTACGTTGCGTTCGAAGTTCGCGCATCGCTCGAAGAAACGCTGGAAAATCTTTATAGGGATCTGGGCGATGATTATAGACAATTATTTTCTCGGTTTGGGTATGAATGGTTGATGCGATATGATTAGCGGGAATACCGAGTGCTTGCGGAACAAGAATTTTATCAAGTCGATTACACACTCTAGAAGAAAATTCAGAGGCCGCCTCGCGCAGAAGTAATTGTTTTTGGGATTCAGTATTCAGATAGCACCGGTGCATGTGTAAAAGCCCGCTGATGTTCTCGCGGAAACTTGCGCCGTCCCATGTTGCGGTCATATTAAAATCCGTCCAATGACTATAGCCAAAAAATGCTGGTCGGTGATGCGTTAGGTTTGCTATCGTCGCATACAGCGCATGTGTAGCTTCGGGAAGGTGCGACCACACTAAATCAATATCGCGATCTTGGGACAACAATTTTTTGGCTGCACGCACATCAAAATGCACTCGCATCGCCGGCGCATGGGTTGGTAGAGGCCATTCGACTTGTTCGGTATTTGGAAACTCCAATGCTTTGACGGATTCGGGCATCCAAATCGTCCAGAATAAATCGTTGCGCAATGCATTCAGTTGTCCAATAACGGTTGACAAATATTGGACAAACGAGTCTTTGTTAATATCTTTTGCAAAGGTAATGTTCGGGTATACCAGAATCCGAATCATTTTTCGTGGCGCAGTGGTAATCATATCTAACATATTAAGATCCCTGTGAGAATTTAAGGTAATCAATATAACTACGAATCAAATATCCGCGACCGTTGATATGCTTGATAACATCCTCGATAAACTTTAGTTTAAGTTCTTGATACTCCAATTTTCCTATGTAAGGAAGAAGATCTGTATCACTGTTCAAATACGTATCCGCATCTTGCCGCACGATTCGTAAATGTTGATGCGGCCATCCTCGACGTTCGCGTTCAGCTTCATCTAACCGACCAATATACCACTCAAACTTAGCACGACGAAGTTCATCGTATTCCTGCTTTATAGCCAAATACCGTTGACGTTCGTGCGTATAATATTGCCACCACTTAGCATGAAGTAGAGGAACATCGCGCACAATTTTGTCGGGACGGTCAAGAGGAAACTCTTGGTCTGTTGCCCAAGCAGTATGAAGGGCCTCTAGTGTCATAGGACACTAGTATACCACGGGATTACTTAATTTCCACGAGGGAATAAAAGTCATACTCAAACGTTGCGGTACACGTTAACGGCGTAAGAGTATCTGCGGCAGTCGTGCTGAATTGCACCGCTCCCAACGATGAGATATAAACATTGTGAAATATGAAACGAAGAATAGGCACTTTAGCACCATTAACGATGGTAAGACCGGCAGTCGTCCGCGAAGCACGATCCAGTCGATCAATAGGGCGCTCATGTTGCACATAATTTATATGTTCATTAATAAATGCCGTTGTTAACACGGCCCGATCCTGTCCACCCGTTGTGCCAAGTAACCAAGAGTACAATTCTCGCCATGCTTTAAATTCTTCATCAATCAGAAAATTAATAACCAGCGAATCATACGTTAATCGATCCGGCACATGTTTGACCGTGATGCCTGGAGTGGCTACGCTCGCGGCTCGGCCAACAACTCCTGGCAGATTGACTTCCTGTGTGACATATGTTGTCATTGGAAGTCGTTCAAATCGTATCACATGAGAAGTCGGATCTGATGGGAATAGATTGAAGGTGTCGGTTGGTAGTGACAGATAACTCATATCAGTATTTAGGGCACAAAAGAAAAAGGGGTAGGATTACTCCTACCCCCTCTTCCGATGATTGCTCTAATAAAATTAGAACAGGTTGCTTACCTTCACCTTGCGGTAGTAGCGGTTCACGCTCGCTTCGATGGTTCCGTTCGACTGTGTAGTACCCTTGCTGAACGGGTTGGCCACCACGGCGTAGCGTGTCTTGAATCCGACCTTCGGCACGAAGCTGTTCGGATCAACTGCGCGATACATCTGGAGCGGCACGTACGGGCAGTAGAACAAGCCTGCATCATACGGGGACGATCCCTTGTATCCTACGATGAAGTATTCCGAATCTCCACCTGCGGGAGCATACGGATCAACATACACCTTGTAGCGACCCTGCAACGTACCCGCGAAGGTGTTGCCTGCGTCATCTGGATTCAGGTCAGCTTGCAAAGCCGGAGTGTAGTCAAGCACGCCCGCTGCAACAAGAGCCGACGCCACATCTGACGAGCAGAGAATGACGTTGCCCCGTCCGCGACGGGTGTTCTTTGCGATTGCATTTGCTTCACGCTCGACTTGGAAGAACAGACCCTTGAACTTCTCTACTGACCAGCGTCCATTCGAGTCCACATCGAGGTCGAATGTGCCGGCAGTTGCGGTCTGTGATGCACCGTTCTGTGCCGAGAAGCCAATCGCACGAACCACTTCACGGTTGATTTCCGCAAGGATTTCAGCCGAGAGAATGTTTGCGAGTTCGCTCTCTGCGTCCAGATTGTGCACCGCCTTCAAGTCCTGCGCAAGCTCTACCGAGTACTCAGCCTTGAGCGCACGAGTCACTGCTGTCGCAGTAACCTTCTCAATGCTGAATGCCATTGTCGGAATCGCGTTGGTCGCTTCGAGTCCGCCGGTTGCGTTCGCGACACCCAGTGATTCAGCAAACGCGGTGTTCGCGCCGGTGCTGAAGGTGTTCTCCGAGAACGGGTTCGCGTTTCCAGCGTGCGTTCCGCCCTGACCCGCCGCTGCGAACGCCGTGTTCGCTTCGTTGTAGAACGCCTCATCACCACTCTGGTTGGTGTAACGTGAACGCATCGCGAAGATGAGTCCGGTCGGGCCGTTCATCGGCTGCACACCGCACACATCGTACGCAATGAGGTTCGGCATCGAACGACGCACTAATGCGATCAGAATCGGGTCAAACCCAGCAACCGGTCCTGTCGCCGTTGCGCCACTACCGAAACCACCAGTGCCTGCGGCCATTGAAGGCACCGCTTCTGTCAGCATTCCCGCGGACTTCCGCGCTTCTGCCTCTTGGTTCTCCAACACGATTGCGGTTACTGCACGACGATAACGATCTGCAATCTTGGGCATACCCGGATGGTCGAGCAGGGGCGCCCATTTCTTTTCGAGATTTTCCTTTAACATTGATCTATCTC